CAGTCCAATTTCGAATACTTCAGCGACCAGTTCCACGCCACGATGCCGGCGTAGACCGCGCACAGCAGAAACAGCAGGTCCAGGTGCTCGAGCAGGAAGCACCAGGCCAGGACCACGAAGACGATCTTGGGCAGAACCAGGCCCGCTTTCAGGCCGAGGTGGGCGATCAACCACCCGATGACCCGGTTGCGCTCACGCCCGAGGCCGGACGTGATCAGGCGGTACGTGGTCATGACGTCAAGTGCCTGCAGCAGGACGAGAACGGCGAAGGCGGCGTAATTGAGCAGCATGGCGGATCCTTTCAGGCGAAGACTTTCATGGCAGCATTGGTCAGGGCCACACGCTCTTCCAGACCCAGCATGGCAGGGCCGTTGACCACCTCGGTGATGGCAGAGATCTTGCCGGCGTTGGCCAGCGTGTTCAGGCTCTTGCCGGTCTTGTTCCCTTCGGCCCAGAACCAGGCGGCGGCAAGGAAGCCGTATTCCGGCTGCGCGACGAGATCAGGGTTCTTCAGCAGATCCACGCCGAGCGCGGCGCCGCAACGGCGGTAATTGTCGCGCCCAGTCAGCTGGATCGGGCCGCGGCCGCGGTAGCGCCAGCCGTCGCCCGAGTGGACGTCGCCGTTGCCGTTTTTGCCAGCGTAGGCGATGTTGGCTATGCCTTCGCAATCGGCATTCTGCTTGCCGGGCACGAATCCCAGGCGGGCGGCCTGCTCAGGCGTGAAGCGGCCGCGGAAAGTGGCCATCAGCGCCTGCGGGCGGTAGTTCAGGTTTTCCTGCATCACGCGCAGCCCTTGCGACTCGTGCAGCAGCTGGCCAAGGAAGCAGGCCTGCTCGGCCGGCGCGGTGATGGGGAAGCGCTGCATCGCGGCGGTGATCAGCGGCGCGTAGCGCGCTGCCAGATCGGCCGGGATGCTGGGCGAGATGTCACGGAGCTGGCTGGCCTGCATCGCTGCTCTCCTTTTCTGCCGCCTGGGCGGCCTTTTTCACGGCGCGGTGCGCGGCGAGGAAGCCGAACGCCAGGCTGGCCGCGACGATGGCGCCGCCGAAAGCCTTGTAGATGTTGTCCGGCAGGTACGGCTGCAGCTCGTCCAGGTGCCTTTTCACGTAATCGACAATGTCGTCCGCGAAGGGGTACAGGGCAAGCAGCGAGGCCTCAATCCAGCGCCGGAGTTTGCGGGCTTCAGCCTGCAGTGTCGCTTTTAGGTACATTGCTTTTCTCCCTTTCGGCCGCCTTCAGGCGATCCATTTTGGCCATCCTGTGCCACTGCCAGACGATGAATGCGATCGACACCGCGGCTGCGATCGAAGGCAGCTTTTCGAACACCCAGGCGACCACGACACCGACCGGGGCCACGATGGACACTACGGAGAGAGCGGCATCTGCCACGTGGCTGTGCGTAGTCATGGGCTTCCTTGTGTCCGTAGAGAAATTTAACATGGGCAATTCTAGCTATTGATTGAAAGCAAGTCCACAGAAATATTTGACTTGTCGCAACAGGTCATACCAGCTTTACGCGCACATTGGCGCGGTCGTCTTCCAGGATGTTTTGCACGATGCCGACGGCGCGCCGGTACTGTGCGAACGTGATGTCGGCGTCGTTCACGAGGACGGCGCCGATGCCGTCGCCGTCCTGCACCGGCACCACGTACTGGCCCGGCACCGCGCCGGTGATGTTGACCGGCACCTGGCCGCAGTAGGCGATGCGGTCGACCTTCTGGCGCGCCGCTTCGAGCGCCGCGTTGAAGGTGGCAAGGTCCTCCTGGTAGGCGGCCAGCGCGGCGTCGTAGGCCGCCTGGACATCCTCGCAGGCAGTCGCGTAAGCCACCAGGTCGGCCTCGTACTGCGCGAGCGCGGCGTCACGCTCGGCCGTGCTCGCCTCGCCCTCGGCCAGGTCCGCCGGCTTTTCGCTGCCGGTGTAGGCTGGCAGCTGCAGGTGCGGCTCGACCGGGCGGGTGATGCCGAGCACCTGCTCGCTGCCCCACACGTCGCCGCCGACATACGACGGACTGGTCGACTTGACGAGAAACGACACGCTGGCGGCCCACTTGTCGGTGAGCCTGCCATTGGCGTCGACGCCGACGATCTGGCCCTTGGCCAGGGTGGCACAGCCTTCTGCCTTGGTCATGTACTCGGCATAGTCGGCGCCGGAGGCATTGACCGTACCGGCCGCGTTGATCGAGCGGGAAGTGGTGCCGTCCTTGCCCGTCTTGAAGGCGGTATTTGCCGAGTTTGCCCCTGTGCCGGACACGGCGTAGAACAAGGTGCTGACGCCGGTGGCTCCCGACACATCGAGCACGGCGTTGCCGCCGTCGTTGACGGCGGCCTTCGAGAGCCTGTGGTAGGTGGCTGAAGATGTGGTGCCTACCAGCAGATAGCCGTTGGAGTCGAACCTGCCGAACTCTGCGGCTACAGCGCCGGTGGAACCGGTGTTGGTGCGGCCGAAAATGAGCGCGCCGACACCATCCGAACCGACGCCAAGGCCCTGACCAGCTCCGGCGTGGTTGAAGATGTAGCGCAGCTGCGCAGTGCTGGAGTACCCCTGCAACCACACCGTGTCGTTCAGGGTAGCCCCGGTACTGCCGACTTCCCCGACCGACAGGCGAGCGGAGGCGCCGCTAGCTGCGGTGTTGATGCCGACATTGCCATTGACCTGAGCCCGCTCCACGCCGCCATTGGCAAGCACCACCTTGCCAGATACGCTGTTGATGGTGACCCCTGAAGCTGACACCATCAAGGTGGCGATCGTCGTGCCGGCCGCATTTTTCAGCAAAATGCCGTCAGTCCCGTCGGTAGCATTCTGCTGCGTGAACGATCCTAGAAAGGGGGTGGAGACCTGGTCCGACGTGAGTTGGGTCTTAGCCATAACGTACTCCCATGATGCAGATGTTGGCGTTGTTCTTCGGCGCGCTGTTGAACGTCACCGACCACTGGTAGCCGTCAAAGCTGGTGGTGTAGTCGTAGCTGCTGCCCTCGCGCTGGAACAGGCCGTTCTGTACGGTGCGCGGCATGTACCCCTTCGGCAGGGAGAAGGTCGGGTTGGTCCCGTCGCCGGTGAACCAGAACGGGTAAGGCACAGATCCCTGCGCACGCTTGAAATCGTCCTTGCGGCGCAGCTCATCGCGCAGCGTGATCGCAGGCTGCACGAAGCGCGCGCCGGTCGAGCCGAACGTGATGTGCGTGCCGCCGCCGGCCACCACACCCTGCCCGGTGCCGACCTGCGACGCAGCGCTCTCGACGCGCACGAGGTTGTGGTGCGTCGAGCGCCCCCAGCTGGTCTCAGCATGCCGAAGGTCGGTGCTTTCGTCATACCACAGGCCCACGATGGCATTGCTGGTGCCGTCCAGCGTGATCTGCGCGCCGGGCTGGAACATTTGCACGTGGTCACGGTAGATCGTGCCGAGTTGGTCGTTGCTCGGCGCTGTCGCCCCCGGCTTCGCCAGTGTCATCGCGGCATTTGCAGCACCATTCGCGCCGCTGACGTCCAGGTAGAAGCGCAGCACGGCGTTGGCATTGTTCAGCGAGCCAACGGCCGCGCGCGAGACCGGGGTCGCAAGGTCAACGCCATTTTGTCGGATGACGAGGCTTCCGCTGACCGAGCCAACAAACAGGCCGATCTTCCACGTGCCGTCATTGATCGCATTCGTGGTCGTGATGCTTGCGCTGTTGGTGCCATCGTTGACGGTGAACTTCAGCTTGCCGGTGGCGTCCACCACGCACGAGAAACGCGCGCCAGAATAGGCGCCGCCCGTATAGTAGCCGCGCTCGAACAGGGTCTCGACCGCCGTGTTCGTGCCTTGTTTTAGTTCCAGCATGATGCCGAAGTCGCCAGTGCCGTAGTCCTGGTCGGCACTGTACGGCTGTTCGATATACGAACCGGCGGCGGCGATGGAAAATGCTACAAGCTGCGCGCCGGTGGCGACGGCTGTCTTGTTGAAGCTGCCGTTGACTACCATGCCCTTGTTCTTGACGCTGCGGTCCGGCGTAGCAAGCTGCACGCTGATGTTGTCGAACGCTGCGACCGAACCGGTGACGTCCGGCCCGGTCGTGGTCAGGCCCGCCACTACCCAGTAGTTCGTCTGGGTCGCGGTGAACGTAAGCGGCGCGGACACCGGCGTTGTGCTGGCGGTGTTGACGTTTGCACTTGCAGACTGCCCGCTTGAGGTGGACGCGATACCGAGGATTGCGGTGCCTGGCCCACTCACCATGCGCCCAGTCCCGGTCAGCACGTACGTGCGGCCGACCGTCAGCGCGGGAAGTGCGTAGACGTCACGACCGAAGTTCTGTGTGGCGGTGACCTGCATCTCGCCGCTAACAACAGCAGCAGTCGCCGTAGTCGACCCGGACACCCAGCCGGTGGTCGTGCCGCTAGAGAAATCTCCGTTGGCAACAAGGTTGCCGCTGGCGGCGATGGTCTCTGCCACCGTGTCGGCAAAGAAGCAGCCGCGAATATCGCCAACCATCCAGCCGGTGTTGTAGCCGGTGAAAATGCCAGCGACCATCGTTTTGAGCGGGTTCGCCGGGTTTTCCTTCACCACCAGCAGGCCATTACCGTTGCCCATCGCGCCGTCCGCAGAAAACCGTGGCGTGCCAAGTGCCACCAGGGTCGAGGGGATGCCCCCGTTGGTGTAGGTGGAATTGGCGAAGGCAGCAGTTCCGTAGGCGCCTGCGCGGACGTAGAAGTAGCGGGCATCTGCCGCCCGCCCCCAAATCAGGTCACCACGCTGGTTGAACGCAATCTGATCAACGGACGAGGTGAACGAACTGTTCACCACCGTCCAATCATTCTTGATGACGCTGACGCCACCCGTCGTCGCCAGTGCAATTGTCGGCACGGGTAAGCCGGTTGCGGGATCGACCGGGGCATCAGGCAGGACGGTGGCAGCGACAGCGTTGCACAGCAAGGCGACGGGGGCATTACTGGAAACCTTGACGAACGTTTCTTCAGTATTGCGCAGTGCAAGGTTTGACGGTTTCTGAAAGGTGCCGGTATTGGTCGTGCCCTTGTACATCCTGGTGGCCACGTCCTTAATAAAATCCAACGTCCACAAGCCGGCAAACCACGAACCCGTGTCCGAGGCACTAATCAGTACCTGACCGTTGATATAGGTGACGCCTGTGATATTGCCACCCGGAATAGCCTTGCTGCTCAGCTCGGAACTGCTGTGGCTGGTGAACACCATCCACATCGGGCATCCCGGCTTGGTGGCGTCGTAGATGACGACGCGCGATGCCTCGGCCGCGACCAGCCCCAGCGCCGGGCGCTCGCGGTTGTTGCCGCGGAATACCTCGGTCTGCCCATAGGTGGCGTTCAGGCTGTAGAACTTGCCGTCCGTCGTGTTCTGATAGAAGCTGCCGACCAGCGAGCTGTACGGGACGTACGGGGTGGCAAGGACGGTGACTTCCTTGATACTCACAGTGAACGTAGCCTTGTCACCAGTGACGTTGGTGGTGCCGGTCGTGAGATCGAGATACGTGGTCGAGGCTTTGGCCACGAATACCGATGTCATGGACGAGCCTACAGCAACATTCACGTCGGGCATCGTTTCGTTCTGGCCGCTGGTGCTTCCCAGCCTGACAGCAGGCGTGGCACTGCCCGTCTTCGAAATGGCGGTGACAGTGAGTGCGTACACCTTGCCGATGGTTGTCGCAATTGCTTGCTCGGCTCGGCCGAGAGAAGTCGTCCCGGTGTAGGTGACCTCGATACCACCGCCAGCAGATGCAATCGTTGCTGAGCCAGCGTAGCCAGTCCAACCGGTAGCACCACTTGTCCCGCTGCCATTCGTCACCAGTTCCGGCGAACCGCTGTAGGTGGAGGACTGCTGCCCAACCTGATTGCGCTTGCAGTACCAGATCGCAACCGTGACTGAGGTATTCACGTTGCCAACGCTGGTGCCTTGGCGCAGGCCGATGGTGAAGCTATTTGCGCCGGTCGCGGTCTCCTTGATCGTGATGGTCTGCCACGTACCGTCGAGCGTGATCAGCGTGTGGTTGCCGCCGGCGGCACCACGAATAAGCAACTGCTGGCCCGCAGTACCCTTGACGCACACAGTGTCGGCGTACACTCCGTTGGCCATCGTGGCGGTCGATTGCAGCAGATAGCTCAGATCGTTAACTGTGCCTCCCGCCCCAGTGTTGAACGTGACCGTATCGGCTGTCATGGTGCCGTTCGGTGCCAGCGCATTATTGGGGGTGACAGCCGGATTGACTCCGGTGCCGCCGATGCTCTTGGTCCAAGCGGCGTTGTCGAATTCTTCAGGCGCAGCAAGCATGTTGTCGCCGCGCGCCGCCAGTTCATTCGCGGCCTGTTTCAGCCACGACCCGGTGCAGATCGGCTCGCTGTACCAGCTCGTGTACGTCTCGCGCTTGATCGACGCGCCGCCGTCGCTGTCACGGCTCACGTCCATCAGGCAGGCAGCGACCACGTTGCCGCTGTGGATGGTCTGCGCCATGGCGGCCAGTATTTCGGTCGGGTTGGCGGCGACCTGCGAAGCCGTGATGGCGGCATCGCGCGCCGACAGGGCCTGCAGCGCGCTGTTGGCGGACTGGGTCATGTAGCCCTGCACTGCCGTATTGACCCCCGCGATGGCGTTGGCGTTACCCTGCGCGCTGCTGGCTTGGGCGGTGGCGATGCCGGCCTGCGTGGTGGCAATGCCAGCCTGGGCAGTAGCGATGCCGGCCTGCGTGGTGGCAATGCCGGCCTGCGTCACCGAGTCCGTACCGGCCTGCACTGCGGCCGAGAACGATGCGTCCATCGCATTGAGCTGATCGAGGTAGTCGGTCTGGTACCGGTAAAAGCGTGGGGTGGTCATCAGATCTCCTCGAATTGCAGCTGGGTAACGTACTGCTGGAACTGCGGATTGGACACGGTAAAGTCGCTCATGCGCTTGCAGTACATCTGGTGCACCTGCTCAAGGGAGGTGTCCGCGTTTTCCGGGAAGACGCTGATGAACAGGGGCTTGACCCGGCCGGCGCCGACCAGGATGTTCCACAGCGCCTGGCGCTCGTCCGGGGTCAGGTTGCTCATGTCGAAGCTGAGCTGGCGGTGCATCGTGCCCACGTCGGAGAGCAGCTGGCCGGCGTCGCTGCGCACGTTGTTGCTCGTGTCCACGGAGGACGCCTTGGCGCCATAGTCGACGTTCTTCTTGCCTTCCCAGTACTGCCCGACGATCAGCCGGCCGATCTCGAGGTAGGTGGCCGCGTTGCCCGGATCGCTGATCGTGATCGTGACCTTCTGTGCCGTGATCTGCGGGATGTACACGCGAGCGATCGCAGAGCCGACATAGCTGTAGGCATTCACGCCCAGCTTGTCAAAGCCCCAGGACAAGAGGTTCAACGGGGTGGGCGGGCAGGCCAGCACCGCGCCGCTGTCGTACGCCGGCGCGGCGTCGCCGGTGTTGGTGTAGACCTTGACCTGCACGGTCGCCAGCGAAGACAGGTTGGCGTACGGCAGCACGACGGCGCCGAAGGTCTGGGCGCTCGCCCAGGTGGCCGTGACGGTCTCGACGAGGCTGCTCGAGCGCCACATGAGGCCAGTGTCGTCGTTTTGGAGGTTGGCCACCCCCAGCGCGGTGCTGGCCGAGGACGTGGCAGACAACGTGGCCTGGTCGGCCACGTTGCTGTTGATCACGCGGATATTGGGCATGGTGGCGGCGGCTGGTATTGATATATGGAAATGATGGCACAGTTTGTGCTTTGAGGCAACGCAAGTCAGCCTGATTCGTAGATGCAGGCGATCATCCTCGCCTCGCCCGGGGAACCGAACACGGCCGCCTCGCGCGCACGCGCCACGGTGAAGTTGTGCTTCTGGGTCTCGTCCTGGCGCATGCCCTTGCCCGGCGTCGAACTGGTGCAGATGAAGTCGCCTGCGGCGATGTCGCCGTTCTCGCCGCACACGTTGATCTGGCCCTCGCCCAGCGCGTTGACGAGCACTAGGCGGTAGGCGTCCTTGAGCGCGGCGTATTCCGGTGCGTATTCAGTCTGGTCGACATGCACGAGGTCACCGAAGTCGTCGTGGATCTCGAGGGCCGGCAGGTACTGCTGCACCAGCGTGGTCGGCTTGTTTTCGCTCAGTGGGCCGGCGTCGGCCGCCAGCACGCCCAGCACCGCGGCCTGGCGCGGCGCCGATGCCAGCGCCACCTCGAACAGCGTGTTGCTCACGTCCTTCCGCGCCACGCAGCGCAGGTCAACCACGATGTCGCCGACCTCGAAGGCGGTGCCGTTGGCCAGCAGCGCATCGTGGCTGCCGGTGAACGGGCCGGCCGTGCCGCCGGCCGAATAAAACGAGTAGCCGTGGTAACCGACATAACCTGTACCGCCGCCGTCGCTGCTGCCGGAAACGGCCGGCGCGGAGCCGCCAAAGCTGGAGGCGTCGATGGTGGCGGCACTCGGGTTGCCGCCGCCGCCGGAATTGGAGCAGCTGAAGTTATAGCCGGTCATCCGGTTATAGCCGACGGTGGTCCCGCCGAGGCCGGCGCTCAGCAGCGACACGCCGGACACGGAGCTGGCGATGTTCAGGCTGAGACCGGACAGCGTGCCGGCGGTGACCTTGCCGGCGCTTAAATTTCCGATCAGCGCATCACCGATGGCGGCGGCCGCAATATAGGTGCTGATGTTGCTGGAATCGAGGAGGCCGTACAGGTTGCTACCAATCGTGGCACCGACGGTCGCGCCCGCCGCGATGCCATTCAGCTTCAGCCCTGCGGCTGCATCCAGCGCGGCCAGCGTGGTAGGCTTGTTCGCCACCCAGCTGACCCAGTCGATCTTCACGCCAGCGCCGAAGATCACGTTGCCGACGGAATCCCGGATGGTCAGGTTGGTCGTGTCGATCGCCGCCGACTTGACCGACCCTGTCACCAGCAGGGTGCCATCGATCACAAGGCCGGGCGCCATCCACGCCGTGCCGGTCCAGGTCTTGGTCAGCGCGAAGGTGCCGTTATCCGAGATCACGACCGTGTCGCCCACCACCTTGCCGCCCGGGCAGGCCGCATCGGCGGTCGAGTCGGACCAGACGCTGCCGGTGGCGTAATAGGTGCCGGCGCCGCGCGCGCCGGACGCGCCGTCGGCGACCTTGACCACCGTCTGCGCGGAAGTGTAGGTGACGCCGTCCTTGGTGAAGGTGGCCGTCACCGTGACCGAGCTGCCGGCCAGGTCCGACGAGGCAAGGGTGGCGGTGTTGCCGCTGACCGTGAGCGGGGTGGTCGGAGCGGTGGTGTAGGTTACCGTGCCGGTCATGTTGAGCAGGTTGGCGACGAATGTCACGCTGGTGGGCGACAGGGTGGCACCACTGCTTTTGACGATGTTGGCGGTGGCGCCCAGCAGCAACGCACGGTCGCCCGGCGCGAAGAAACGCGGGCTCTCGGCCTGCAGCCGCACGCTGCGGTCGTTAACGACGGTAGCCATCAGATCAGCACTCCCACGGTGACGCGGCCCTGGCTCCACTTGGCCGACAGCGATACGACCATGCCGGCCACGCCGGCGGACAGGTTGAAATTCGGATGATGCAGGCGCACGTGCTGGCCCAGCTCAAGCTGCAGCAGCTCGGCGAAGGCCTCGAACTGGTAGGTGCGGCGCGCCACCTTGCGCAGGTTCAGGCGCCGGTTCGCCTCCGTGTTGGCGTCGGTACGGCGCAGCAGCAGCGTGTTCTCCTGCGTCGGGTCGCCGGTCAGGCGGTGGTTGGCCAGCGTCGTCGCATCGGTTACGGTCTCGGTCAGGTAATCGAGCGCGTAGTCCTGCTTGTCGAGCGCCGTGATGCTGGTCTTCAGGTCGGTCTGCACCGAGTTGTTCAGGCAAAAGCCCAGCTTGACCGCGCCCGACACCGGCATCGTGTCGGCGATGTGCAGGTCGTGCTCGACCATGTGCTGGGGGTAGATGTCGAAGGTCGGCACCAGGTTGGCCAGGTCCACCTGGAACAGGCGCAGCTTGCCCAGGCGCGACACCGTCATCTGCGCACCGACGCTGTCGGCGACCTGCTTGCAGGCCTCGAGCACGTTGGTGCGGTCGGCAAGGTACAGCCCGACCGGCTGCGGGTGCGCCGTATCGAACGCGGCAAGGTTGACCGCGTCCAGGTCGGTCGAGGTGAAGCGGGTGGAGACCGGGCCGTAGTTGGTGACCAGCACCTGCACAACCTTCGACACCGTGTTGACGTAGGCACCGCTGCTCTTGTCGCCCTGCACGTCGGCCGTGATGTTCCCGGCCGGCGACTGCAGCAGCTGGAACTTGCCGTTGGCCGGGTCGGACGTGATCGAGACTGGAATGCCGTCGTCGCGCACCTCGATCACGCTTTCGCTGGCGCCGATGTGGTACTGGTAGGTCAGCGTGGCCTGGTCGACCATCAGCGGCTCGATGTTGAACACCTCGCCGAAGGTCAGCGGCAGGGTGGAATCCTTGTTGGTGCCGGTGCCGCCCAGCTTGGCCTCGCTCACCGCGGCATTCAGGGCCTGCAGCTTGTCGCGCACCTTGAACGAGATCTTGTCGCGGCTCTTGCTGGAGATCTCGGCCACCAGGCCGTCGAACACGAGCCGGAAGTCGCCGCGCACCCAGCGCGAGTCGCCCAGGTAGATCCGCAGCGGCCGGTTGGTCCAGACGTCCAGCAGCCAGCTGTCCAGTGCACGGTCGGCGTTGAACAGGCTGACCTCACCCAGCGTCATCGTCGCGTCGGACGAGGTCGACAAGGTCTCGTTGGTCACCACGTCCTGCTTGACGATGCGCTTCAGGTAGGGCGTGTGCGCCGGCGTGTCGCCGGCGCCGGTGGTGTAGTCACGGTCGGACAGGTACCGAGTCTGCTCGGTACCGCCGGACAGCACGCCGACCTCGATCAGCACCACGCGCAGGGCGTTCCGGTCGGCCAGCCATGCGAAATATTGTTGGTCGGTCATCGGAGCTCCACGGTGTTGGCACTACTCCAGGCCGCTTCCTGGGTAGCGGCCTTGGTGCCGTCGACAATGGTGTCGGCAGCATTCTCGCTAGTGGCGGCCAGCGCCTGGATCAGGGCGCCGGTCTGCTGGGTCTGCCCGGTCTTCAGGTCCGCCACCTGCTGGTTCAGGGCAGCGATCTGGGTGTTCAGGCCAGACAGGGTCGAGGCCATGCTGACGTCGTTGCCCACCAGCGACAGCGCGCTCTGGTGCGCGGCGTACTCGGGGCTGTTCTTGAAAAAGTCGGCGATGGTGTTGAAAGTCACCCCGTTCTGCAGCTGCTGCATCCAGAAGTTCAGGCCGGCCTGGTCCGGAGCACGGCCAAGCAGTTCCTGGTACAGGTCGGTCAGGCCAGTGCGCTGCAGGTCGGTCGAGGTGCTGTTCTGCGCCAGGCGCAGGTTGTCGATCGCCTCGGCAACCGTCATGACCCCGCCCTTGAGGTCGATGATCCCGCCCACCACCAGCTTGAGCTGGTCCAGGCTGGAGCGCTGCACGTTCACCTGCTGGTCGGCCCACTTGGACATGTCGTCCATCGCGGCGGTGACGCGCTGGTAATCGCTGGTGTAGCTGTCGCCCGAGGCGTAGATCGTGCGCGAGGCTTCCAGGAACGCCTGCGCCGCGTTCTGCAGGTTGTCCTGCGCCGCGGTGTCTCCGCCTTTCGCGCGCGCGAGCGTGAGTTCGTACTGGTTCCGCGCCTCGACGTACTTCTGCTCCGGCGTCAGCGGCGACAGGTTGCCCAGGGCCAGCTGGTCGCGGAACTTCTTGAGGCCGTCGCCGAACGACTTCATCCGGTCAATGGCCTGCTGGATCTTCTGCGACTCGTTGTCGTAGGCCTGCGACAGGGCGTCCTTGGCGTCGGCCACGCCCTTGGCCAGCTGCAGCTGGTCGAACAGCGCCTGGTTGGCCGGGTCAAGGGCGTTGCGCTCCTTCTCGAGCAGCTGCACGCGCGTCATCGTCAGCTGGTCAAGCTGGTCCTGCAGGCCCTTGGCCTCGTCGGTCACCTTCTTGCCGGCGTCGACGATCTGCTTGAACGCCGACGAGATGCTGATCAGCGTCGTGTAGGCCTGCGCGCCGTCCTCGGTCGAGGTGTCCAGCCCGGCCACGTAGTCGCGGTACGCCTTCATCGGGTCGGCGCCGGTGGTCGACAGGCCATACTGCGACAGGACCGGGGCGATGCGCGCCCGTAGTGCGGCGGCCTGCTCCTGGTCGGTGTAGAAGTCCTTGAGGAACTGCTCGCTGGCCGAGGTGAACTTGTCCAGGCCGCCGGCCAAGTCGATCAGGCGCTCGCGCGCGTCGACCGAGGCCATGCCGACCGAATTGAAGGTCATGCCCAGCGCGCCCAGCACGGTATCGACCGTCTGGTAATCGTTGGCGATGCGCGCCAGCGTCTGCAGCGCGCCTTCGCCCGCCTTCTGGAACTTCTGCAGGTCGCCCATGGCGAACCTGGCCATGTCGTCGCCCAGCTTCGACATGGCGGCCTGCAGCGCCTTTTGCACCTCGTCCGGCTTGAGGTCCTTGGTGCTGATCTTGCCGATGTCGACCACGAACGAGTCAAGCTTGGTCGTGAAGGTGCTGTCGGCCGTGCCCAGCACGCCGGCCGAGGCGATGATCGCCGCGCGCATGTTGGCGATCACCTTGGTGAACTGGTCGTCCACCTCCGCCCCCAGGCCGGTCAGGCTGGTGCCGTACTTGTCCTTGCCGAACCAGCCGCCGTCGGTCTTGGTGTCGCTGTACTGGTTGACGTGGGCACCGTTCGCCAGCAGGCCGCCCAGCGAGCCGGAACTGAGCATGATGCCGGTATCGATGCTCGAGACCTTGCCCCCGAAAATAGAGTTGGTGATCTTGCTGATGGTCGGCCCCAGCAAGGTGCCGATCACGGCGCCGGCGAGCGCCCCGAGTGGCCCGCCCAGGGAGGCCATGGCCGTAAAAGCGGTCAGGCCTTCGCCGGCCATGAAGCCGACGCTGCCGCCCAGCGCCGCGCCGCCCAGCTTGGACACCCCGCTATACGGGTTGGACGAACCGTACGCGGTCGTCGACAGCCCGTTCTGGTACAGCGTGTCGCCCAGCGTGCTGACGCTGCTCTGGATCGCGCGCAGCGCGTCCAGCATGCCCATGCTCACGTTCAGCCCCTGGAACGTGTTCTTGTCGATCGCGTCGAGCGCCTTGGCGATCGAGTCCGACTTGGCCTTGGTGTCGCCCAGGATCGAGCCGGCACCCACGGCAGCCTGGCGGTCGATCGCCGTGGTGTCGGCGTGGCCGCCCGTCAGGCCGCCAGTCAGCTTGGCGCCGAGCGCGACGACAGCAGCCATCGTGGCCGCGCCGGCGGCCAGGTTGAGCGGGAACGGCAGCGAGGCGATCGCCTTGATGACGGCGGTCGCGCCCCACGCGCTCGACTCGGTGGCGGCCAGGCCGACCGACGCGCCGGTGGCGGCGGCCTCGCCAGCGATCTTGGTGGCGTTGGTGGTCGTATTGACCGCCACCTCGGCCTCCTTCAGGAACGTCTTCTTGGCCAGCGCCTCGATCGCCAGCGCAAGCTCCCACGCGCGGAATACCTGCTCGGTGGTGCGCAGCACCTTGTAGCCGCGGCTGCTGGTGTCGAAGAAGCCCTCGGCAGCGGCGGCCATGTCGCCATAGCCCTTGATCTGGGCCGACGCGACGTCTTCAGCCGCTTTCTTCTTGTCGCCGTCCTTGGCCAGGTTGTCCTGGATCTGCGCCATGCGTGCGCCGTAGGACTCGGTCGCGACCAGCATGTCGCCGATGCCCTTGCCACCGCGCCCGAACGCGCTGGCCAATTCGGCGCCGATGGTCTTGGCCACGTCGCCCCAGATGTTACGCACCTGCTCGGCCTGCGCCTGGATTTTCTTCAGGTCTTCCTCGGCCGCCTTCATCTCGGCCGGGTTGTCCGCCAATATGGCCGCACCCATGCGCGCGTGCTGGCGCGCCAGCAGGTCTGGCAGCGCCGCCTGGAACGTGCCCTGCATACGGCCGGCATTGTCGACGATCGCGCCCAGGCCGGCGTTGTCGCCGGAATTGTTGCGCAGGCCCTGCAGCTTGTTCTGCATCTGAGCCAGTGCCAGGTCGAACGCCTGCCCCATTTCCTGGAACAGGGCGGCCTCTTCGCCGGCGACCTTCAGGTCCAGCAGGAACGACTTGTAGCGCTCGAGCTGATCCTTGTACTCGGCGTTTTTCTTGTTGGCGATGTCCTTGTCCAGCTTTTCCAGCATATTGCTGTAATCGGCCTCGTACTTCATGTTGAACGCATCGACCAGCTGGCCGCGATCGGCCAGCGTCTTCGCCTGGTACTGCAGCTCCTGCTTCGACATCTTGTCGAGCAGGTTCGCGCGCGCATCTTCCGCGGCGCGGTCAGCATCGGCGTTCTGGAACTCGGCCTCTTTGATCTTATTGTTGTACGCCTGGGTCTTGGCCAGCTTGTCGGCGCCCTTGGCCAATCGGGCCTGGTTCTGGGCCACCGTGACCTCGTCCTGCGTCAGCTGCTTCTTCACGCGCAGCTGCTCGTTGATCAGCTCAAGGTCGCCCAGTTCGCCGCGGCTATTCTGCGACTTTAAGCTGTCCAGTTCGGACTTGGCCTGCAGCTGCGCCAGACGGATCTTGCCCTGCTCAAGTGCAAGCTGGGCGTTGAGGGCGTCCTTGTCGTTGGTCGGCTTGTCGGCGGCGAGCTTGGCGGCGTTGACGTGCTTCTCCACCTCACCAATCTGCTCGAGCACCTTGCCATATCCGACCTTCGCGTTGGTCAGTTCGATGACCTTGTCGACCTCTTCCTGCAGGGCCGGCGCAGCTTTCGGATTGACCTTCTGGATGGTATCCAGCGAGTCGGTCAGGGCGGTCAGGCGCTCGCTAATCGACTTGCGGTCGGTGGCCTCCTTCGCGCGCTGCTGGGCTTTGTCCAGGTCGGCCAGGCGCTGGCCCTGCTCGGTAATCTGATCGTCGATGCGGGTGAGGTCGGCTTGGGCCTCTTCGATGGCCTTCTGGTGCTGCATTTTTTGCAGGTCGCCCACATACCCGGCGCTGCCTCCCGGAGACTGCGCGCGCAGATCCCGCAGGTGCTGTTCAGCGGTGTCGCGATCGCTCTGCAGGTGCACCATCGCCAGCTTACCGGCAGCCTTCTCGCTGGCCTCGCCCACCTTGTCGAGCTGGTCGGCCATGTCGTTGAGACGCTTGATCTCGCGGTCGAAGGCGTCGATCGTCGTCTCGTGGGTGTTGATCTCCTTCTGCCGCTGGGCGTCGGCCGCCGACATTTTGCCAGACATCAGCTCGTACACGGTGATGGCTGCGGTGGCGGCAAGGCCCAGCCAGCCGAGCGAGGCGGACAGCAGGCGCGAGCCCGTAGCTGCCACGGCCATGCGCGCCTCGAGGGCAGTCGTTTCCGCGGCAAGGGCGCCGGCGCCCACCGCGGCCGCTGCCTCCTGCTCGGCCAGCAGCGACAGTTGGGCGCCTTCGGCGGCCGCGGCGACGCGCGCAGCCTCAGTAGCAATGGTTGCCACACGCTGCGCGGCAGCGAACTCGCCAATCAGTTTAGTGACAGTAGCGACACCACGCAACGCAACATACCCGGCCGCGGCCAGCGCAATGATGCCGGTGTGCTCGACCACGACCTGGCTCAGGCGCGCGACACCGGAAGCAAGGCCGGCCAGCATGTCGATAGTGTCCTGGCTGCCCGCCATGTGCATCAGGTCGTTCTCGACCTGACGGATCACTGGGCTGGCCGCTTCGAACGCTTTCACCACCGAGCCGTCAAGGGTGCTGCCCAGGCGCTTCCAGCCGCCTTCGACCGTGTCTTCCTTGACCAGCATGGCATCGAACATCTTGCCCTGCGAATCGTGCGCGGCTTCCAGCAGGTGCTTGTAGTCGCCCAGGTGCTGGGTCATCGCCTCCATCGCCTTGATGTCGCGCGACGAGAAGCCCATCTGCTTGAGCGTGTCGGCAGCACCGGAGCTGGAGAACTGGTTCAGCTTGATCGACAGGTCGGTGATGATATCGGTGAATGGGCGGAATGCGCCGGTCTCCTGGTCCTTCACTTCCAGGCCCAGCTTCTGGATGACCTTGGCCGCCTTGTCGCTCGGCTCGTACAGCTTCATCATGGCCGACGACAGCGGCTGAATGGTCAGGCCGCGCTCAGCCAGCGTACCGACTGCCGCGGTGATCTCCTCCATCGACATGCCGAACAGCTCACCGGTGGTGGCGGCGCTCTTCATGTCCTCGGCCAGCTTGTGCACCGAGACGTTCGACTTGGCGCCGACCGCGACCAGGATGTCGCCGATCGACTCCAGGTCCGAGACCGATTTGCCGAACGCGTGCATCGACTCGACCGCCATTTCGGCAGCCTGGGCCACGCTCATCTCGCCCAGCACGGACAGGCGCATCACGGATGGCAAGGCGGCGAAGGCCTGCTGCTGGTCCATGCCTGCCTCGGCCAGGGCGTGCACGCCCTCGGCCGCGTCTTTCAGGCTGGTCAGCGTGCCGGCCGAGATGCCGATGAATTTGTCGACGTCGATCGGCTGCGCCTCGCCGGACAAGGCGTTCAGGCTGGCCAGCTGGTACTCGACCTCGGCACCGGTTTCGGCGATGTGGTGCAGCGAAGCCGCCAGCGCGCCGCCGGCGAGCAGGGCGATCAGCTGGCCGTGGTTCAGGCCGTAAATGCCGGCCTGGTGCGCGGCCCCGCGGAACGCGCCCTCGGCTTGGCGCAGCGTGTCATTCAAGATGGTCTGCTCGCCGCGCAGGGCCGCACCGGACGCCGCCAGACGGGCCTGCGCCAGAGACAGGGCGTCCGCCTGGGAGGCGACGCTGCCGTACTTGGCCTGGGCGTCCCCGCCCAGACCGGCGTAGACCTGCGCCTGCGTGGCGGTGCGCACCTGCGCAGCTGGGCTGGAGGTGAGAAAACTGGTGTTCAGGGTGCGCTGGCGCTCAAGGCCCGCCTCCTGGATGGCAAGCTCCTTGTTCCACCAGGCGGCGTAGTCCGCCTGCTCACGCGCGCGCATGGCGTGCAGCTCGGTGTCGCGCTTTTGCTCGATGGCTTCACGCTCGGCCGCGGCCTTCTCCCACCAGCCAACGTATTCGGTCGTCGCCTTTTGCGCCATCTGGTTCAGCTCGACGTCGCGGCGCTGCTCGATGCTGTTGCGCTCGGCCAGCGATTTTTCCCACCAGCCGATGTAGTCCTGCGCAGCTTGCTGGCGCATCCGGTTCAGCTCGGTGTCGCGCTTTTCCTCGATGGCCAGCATCTGGTCCCACCAGCTGACGTAGTCGTTCAGGGCCTGGCCGCGCATGCGGTTCAACTCGACGTCGCGGCGCTGCTCCACGGTGAGCACTTTGGAAACTGCGCTCTCATGCGCAGCTGCAATCCGGCTGCTGCCGGATTCAGCCTCTGCAGCGGCAGCGGCCATGCTGGTCGCGATCGAAGCCTGCATGGTCTTGAACTGCTGGTCCATGCGCGACAGCGCGCCGCCGGCAGTCTCGGCCAGCTTGCCCAGGGCCGCGTCGATGCGGTCGAGCGCGTCGGCCATGCGCAGGAAAGCATCGCTCCCGCTGGCCTCGCCGTCAATTCCGATCCGGTCGTTCATCCGCAGCCCCCTATGTCAGCAGGCCAAAGTATAGACTTTAAGCAAGTTTTGTACCAGAAATTTTGGTCGCAGGAAAGGAAATAGCCACCCGAGGGTGGCTATTTTTTCTTCGCCTTTTCCAGCAGGAAGGACTGGTGCTGGGTGTCGAGGTACTGAATCCGGTCTATCAACAACGCTCGCCAGTCCGCATTGCGTATTTGGAGCTCGTCAAGTAGTCCGCGGATCTCGGACAGCGGCACTGCAGCGATCCCGCCCATGCTGGGAGGCCGGCTGCCGGAAATCTTCATGTACAGCTTGTAGAAGTAGTTCTGGCGTTCATCCAGCCTTGGCATGTCGCGAAGCGCCTGGGGCACTTCGCCTTCCTCCCTGGCCTGGTCCAGCAGCCATTTCAGGCTGCCGCCCCAGGTCAGCTGCCAGCGGAGGTAGTCTCGGAGTTTTTTTCGTCCTCCTCCTGCGCGGCCACCAGGAAGTTCTTGTAGTCGTCCGACTTGCTCTGCACCCAGTTGCGGAACTCCTTCACCGCCAGCAGCTTGGCCGCGTTGGCCACGCTGTAGGCGCCGGTCAGGTCCTCGCCGTTGAACTCGATCTTGCCGGCGACCTCGGTACCGTCGGCCAGCTTGCGGACGATCGGGCGCCAGCCGAGCAGGATGGTCTTGGACATGACCTCGACCGTGATCTTTTCGGCGCGCTCGTTGGCGCGGGCGCGGTCTTCGGGCGTAACGCGCTGGTCCAGGGTGTGCTTGTGCGCCTGCACAAGCTGGCTGAACATGTCGGTGTAGGCCTGGTTGCCGCTGCGCGCGACCAGGAACTCGGCGTCACCCAGTTCGAAGTAGCGGCCCTGCTTTTCGAGGACAGGGTCGGTGCCAAAGGCGCGAAAAATATCCATGGTTAAGTCCTATTGGGTTGGTGGAACCTTGATTCTACACAAACTCTTTCCAAATGGCACTAAATAAAAGGGCCGGGATCGCTCCCGGCCCAGGGCCCACACCCATAACAGTTACGCAGCGGCGCCCAGGCGGTCGATGAAGATCACCTTCTGCAGGGCCGCATTGCTGTTCTTGCGGTCGGCGTACGCCGTGTAGTCGTACTCGGCCATCAGGTCGGTATTCTTGCCGCCCGCGACCACCTGGCCGTTGGACAGGCGCACGCGCGGCAGCGTGACCACGTAGCCGTTGCCATCCGGGCCCTTGGTCGGGAAGGTCAGCGACGTGTAGGTGCCGTTGGTGTACTTGTCGTACAGCGTGCCGTCCTTGAAGTACACGGTCACCTTGCCGGTGATCGCGATCGAGCCGACACCGACGCCCACCGGGCCGAGCGTGTTGAGCTCCTTCTGCGCGCGCAGGCCGGCGTCGATGTCGAGCGAGATGCTCTTGACCTTGGTGTTGGCGATCGGCGCGCCGTTCTCCCACACCCGGCCACCGCTGGTCACGCCATCGTGGATCTCGAAGGTGTTCGACGGCTGCACGGTGCCCGGCAGCGCGGTAGCGTTGCTGGTGTTGCGCAGGCCATTCTTGCCGATGAAGGTGATCGTGGCTTCGGTCTGCGACTCGCTCTTGAACTCGGTCGAGAACTTCGAGGCGCACTGGCCGGTGAACATGATGTACTGGCTCACGTCGCTCATCTGCTTCTCGATGCAGAAGCTCGGGATGACGGTACCGGCGGTCACGCGCTGGGTCGAGATCGAGCAGTTGGCGATCGGGCCGGTCGCCGACAGCGGAGTCGACGGATCCAGGGTGATCACGGTGCCGGTGGCGGCCACCGTGGACGAGTTGCGGAGCCACTTGCCGTCGTTGACGTCGCCCGGGGCATTGAGCTGGAACCACTGGCCCGGCTGCAGCGTGGTGAATGCGCTCGAGCCGCTCGGCGCCACCGCGGCGGTCAGGGTGGTGGTGGTGAAGGTGCCCGAGAACGTGGTGCCCACGCCCTTGGTGCCGTACACCGTCCAGCTGTTGCGCAGCACGGCGGCCAGGAAGTCGTCGTACTCGGCGTACTGCATGTGCACCTTGATGTCGCCCGAGGTGCCAGCGTCGGTGGTCGAGGAGCCATTGGCCTGGCCATCCGCCGTGATTTCCTTGTCCTGGGTCTGGGTCACATCGTACTTGAGCGACTCACCGGTGAAGCGGATGGCGCGCGGGTTGCCCGAGTTCGGCACGACGCCGAAGGTCGTTTCTTGGATATACGCAAGGCGTGCCAGATCGGTGGATGCGCCGGCAGTGGTAACAGGCATGGTGACCTCCAGGTTGATTTGGGGCAAATTCTAGCAGGAACTATTTGTCAACAGTGCAAACTTTGACTAGAACTTGGTCCTGTGGTAATAAAAGTTGACGATCGCAGGGCACTTGTAGAGCCCGTTGATCGTTTTACCTCTTGCAAGGGTCACCGCGCGGCAGTGCACACCGTTCAGGTACTGCATGTCGAAGTAAGGCACGACGAAGTCGCGCAGCTTGCGCACCGCGAGCGACCCGGCGCCTTCCTTGCACACTGCCGAAACCCAGATCTGCCCCCACTGCTCGACGATCGGGTTGTCCGACAGGTCAAGCTGGCCGCCGTCTGGGCTGGGGATTTCGTGGATCTCGATTTCCAGGTAGGGGTCGGTCTGGGCGGCCTTGTCGACCGTGGACCGGTTGTCTATCTCGAACACGAGCGGGTAGTCGGCATGGGCGGCCGCGGCCTGCTGCACGACCGTCATGATTTGGGCGAAAGCCTCGGCACTGTTCATGTGAACCTCGCTTGCAGGTAGCTGGAAATCGACTCCCAGGCCGTGATCGCGACCTCGTCGCGCATCTGCTGCGGCCGGCCGTCCGGTCCGAAAATCTTTGGCGGGACGATCTCGATCGGGGTCGGGTTGACGATGTAGACCGGCTGGCCGACCTGCAGCTTGCCGTTGCTTCCGACCTTCATGTACTCGATGTAGCGCATGCGCTGCACGCCGCGCATGTACGCCGACTCCAGGCCGGCGCTGTCGTCGCCGGCGTGGTGCGCTTCCGGCTCTTGGCTGTGGTCGGTCTTGAAGTACGCCTCCTTCTCCGCCCAGGGGCGGTACCCGCGCACCGGCGAATCGGGTGTCTCGATATCGAAGTTGCTGACGAAGTCGCTGGAGAACTGCGGCGCGACGAACAGCACCGCGCGATAGCGCTTGAGCACCTCGCGGCGGTACTGCTTGTTGGCCGAGTCGATCATCTCCTGCTTCTTGGAGCGAACGACGTTCCGCGACTGAAGCAGCAGATCCACGTTTATCGCCAACATATTATTTATACCTTATAAATCGTTTATACCGTATTAACTAAATAAACGATATAAACGATTTATACCGTTTATATTAAATAAACGGTATAAATTATTTACGCTTCCGGATCGTGGTGCAGTTCGCCTTGATTGATCTGATCAGCGACGATAGTGCCCGAGAGGACGATGTTGCCGACGGCCGGCTCAGGCTCGGCTACCATCGCGGCGGCCGGCTCGACTACCGGCGCGGCCGGCGCCTGCGCCGGCAGGTTGGTGATGGCGGTGAACAGCTGCGCCACGCGTACGCCCAGGTCGGCAAGGGTGCCTTCCAGCGAGTGTTCCAGGCGCGCGGCGTCCGGCTCCTCTGCCACCACCTCTGGCAGGATCAGGAGCGCCAGCTTGCAGGTGGCGTACTGCTTCACGGCGGTGCAGTAGCGATCCTGGTCCTCGCTCTCCGGCTGCAGCTCGAGCGATTCGAACAGGTCGGCCACGCTGGTCGAGATGGCGCCCAGCGACGCCGACAGCGTGCTCAGGTAGGTACCATCGGTCATGGCGGCCGGGGCAAGGTGTGCGGCTGCCTCGCCGCCGAGCATGGCGGTGATGGCTTCGGCCGAGGTGTAGATTTTGATGTCCATGGAATGTCCTTTCAGGTGCGGCGGGCAAGGATGGCCCAAGCATCGAGCTCGTCGATGACAAGGGCGGCCCGCCAGGTGGCGCCCTGCATCGTGAAGGTGGCGCCCTGCCTGGGCGTGACGGCCGACTTGGCGACAAAGACGGCGCGATCGCCCGGCTCGAGCCGGTATTCGGGCTGGACCCGGAACTGGTAGAACTTGCTGGTGTCGGTCTGGATCGCGGTCGTGGTGGCCGTGCTCGAGGTGAGCGTGTCGGTGACCAGGTCGAGGGTGCCGGCTTGCGTGAAGGTGACCGTCTGCAGCGCGTCCTCGCGCAGCTGGTCGGCCTCGAGAATCCGGAACTCGTCCACGGTGGGATAGGTGTTTCGAATCCGGTACAGCGTGCTGCCCTCGCGCAGGAACTGCCCATGCAGGAACGCCTCCGTGAACGGGCAGATGACGTTCCACATCGGGTCCCAGTCCGCGGTGCTTTGCGGGTTGGTCGTGTCGCGGTAGTAGTCCTTCTGGGCGTAGAAGGTCAGACCCTCGGCGGCCAGGCAGGCTTCGCCCGGGCCGAGCAGGTCGAAGGTGCCGGTGGCCTTCTTCAGGCCAAAGCTGCGGCGGATCGTCTCGCCCTGAAAAGAGTCGTCGTTGCTGTTCCCGACCAGCCAGTACTCGCCATAGATCTTGGCCACGCGGCGCGCCGGCGGCTCGGCATCAGGCGCGGCCGACAGCGTGCGCCGGCGTACCGTGGCACCAGACGAGGTGTGGTCGTCATGCGGTGTGGTGTGGCCGTAGAACAGCAGTGCGTCACTGTAGGCGTCACGCACTTCGTCCTCGTCAAAACTGGCGGCAACGTCGGCAAGGTCCATGGTCAGCCCGTGATCGGGTCGGTGCCCAGACCGACGTTGTCAGCAAGCACCCGGGCGCTCGTGACGCTGGTCGCTTGGTTGCCGGTGGTCTTCTGGTAGGCGTCGAGCAGCTGCTTGCGGACGTACCCCAGCTGCATGTCGAGATCCGGGATCAGCAGTTCGTACGGGTTGTCGACCCGCTCCTTCTCGGCCTTGCCGTCGGTGATGCGCTTGGGCGCCAGCATCGGCATGACCGGCACCAGCAGTCGGGCCAGGGTGTAGGTCGCGAATGCCTTGACCAGCCGCACAAACCGTGCCTGGTCCTTGGTCTGCGGGTCCAGGACCTTGATGGCCTGGTAGACGTCATCCAGGTCCGAGGACACGCCTGCCAGGCGCTCGAGCAATTCGGTCAGCAAGGTCGGGCCGAGGATCTGCTCGTCCTTGAGCTCCTTGGGCGAAGCGCCCAGCGCAGAGCGGACTTCCTGCGCACTGTCGATATAGTCGGTGGTCTGCATGATCAGCCTCGGCCTGATGATTTCCGGCAATTATGGCACGAGTTTTGCTTATATGAAAGAAAGCCCGCTGGCGCGGGCTTTCTTTACTTGCCAGCCTTCACTTCAGGCTTTGCAGCTTCCTTCGGCGCCTCGCCGTTCTCGTCGCACGCCTTGATGGCGGGCTGGCCCATCAGCCATTTGTCAGGGCTGATGCGATAGACGACGCCCGGGTCCATCGACACGGCACGCTCTGGGTGGGTCAGGCGGAAGCCGGAGGTGTTGGTGAAGTACTGCTTGCTGTCTTTGTCGAGGACCACGATGTTCATGACATTTCTCCAAAAGTTTGACGGTGGCCAATACTACCGCGAAAATTTACAATGGGCAATTAAAAACCGCCCCGAAGGGCGGTTTCCGGGGCCGGCCTGCTTAGTCCGACAGGTACATCGCGTCGAACGGGGTGAGCTCGCTGTCGCCCCACAGGCGGAAGCAGTCCTCGCCCCAGTGCCAGACCATGGCCGACTTGCGCTGCAGCACGAACTCTTCGGTCGCGCGGTAGTCGGCCGACAGGTTCTTCACCATCATGATTGCCTGGTTCTTGTCCAGCGCCCAGATGGTGTTGGCCGGGACCGGGCCGCCTTCGGTGGCCGGTTCAACGATCCACCACTGGACGTCGCCGCCGAAGATGTTGTTGATCGCCTTGGCCTGCGGATCGATGCGCTCGAGCGTCGGGTCGTAGTTGTTGCTGCCCGGGCGGCCTTCGCGCTGTTCGAACTTCAGGTAGGTGTCGGAGTCCGCGATCACGTGGGTGATGTGGCGGTACTTGTGCTTGCGCGCCAGGAACTTGACCCAGGCCTTGTGGGTGAACTTGTTACCCACTGCCAGCGGATCGAGCGAGCTCGACTGCACGACCGGCACGGCGCCCGAAATCGAGTCGACATCGCCGTTGAACAGCGCCGACAGGTAGCCGTAGACGCGGCCATCCATCTCGATCGAGGTGTAGCGGTCGACCGTCATCACCAGCATGTCCAGCGAGGTGCCGGCAAGTGCCTTGGCCGACGCTTCGATACCGATACCGTAGGTCGGCAGCTGGCGGCTACGCTCGCTGGTGCCCAGGGTCAGCATCATCGGGGTGTTGCCGTTTTCGGTGATGCGCGAGGCACGGGCACCCGACAGGCCGGTTTCGCCGCCGCCGCCCGGCACCGAGTAGGTGATCACCGGCTGCACGAAGTTGTCGGTCGAGACCGAGGTGTTCAGCGCGATCATCGAACGGAAGATGCGGTTGTCGGTCACGCGGTCCGGCTGCATGCGGTCTTCGATCATCTCGATGACAGCGGCCGGGAACAGCGAGCGCGCTTCGTTGCCGTACGGGTCCGAACGCTTCTGGACGTTAGCGGCAACGTTGTAGCCGCACTTGCCGTCCAGGATGTCAGCCAGCATCGGGCTGCGGCGGCCGAACGGGTTTTCGCCCACCAGCACGAGGCCGGTCGATGCGCAGACCTGCTGGAACACGGTGCCCAGCTTCAGGTCCGGCTGCGCGTCGACAGCGCTGAACTTGGTGTTGATCAGCTGGCCCAGGGTGAGGCCGGCTTCCTTGGCCTCGCGGTACAGCTCGATGGTGACGGGAACGTCGTGACGCTTGCCACTTACGTCCATGTAAAATGCGGTCATGGCAGCTCCTTTAATTTTGTTTCTGAATCACGACGATCGTGCCCGGCGCGCCCGAACCCGAGCGATACAGCGACACGACTTTCCACGCGCCTTCGGCGGCGTACTTGGCCTGATAGGCGGCGGCGGTCAGGTCAGCCGGCACGGAGCCAAGCTGGTTGGTTGCCTTGCGCACTTTCGGGTACGGCGTGCCGGAGACCGACAGCGGGGTCTTCTTGGCGACCTTGGCGCCGGCCACGACGTAGTCGCCCACGGCCAGGTTGCCGGTGCCGGCAGCTTCGCTGCCGTCAGCCACGACGAACATGGTGTCCGGGCAGGTGACGCCGCCGACGGTCCAGCCGCCTTCGGTCTTCACTTCCACCTGGTGGATGCGGCCCTTGATGAAATCGCCGACGTCAGCCAGGTCGTACTGCGACTCGCCGACGAACTTGACCAGTTTGCCGTTCTCGGCCGTGGTCAGGTTGCCAGCGGCATCGCCGCTCGCGCCCAGGCGCACGGTAATCGGATCGGGGGTCACCCCTTCCGGAACGATGTAATGCACTTTGCTCATTTCCGTGCTCCTTAGTAGCGTTTGCGGTTTTGTTGCGCCAGCTGGGCGATCTGTGCGAACTGCGCCAGATTCGGATCGACACCTTTTTCGTCGCCTTCCTTGGCGTCGACCGACTGGCGACCGACCTTGAACTTGTCCAGGAAGGAGGCCGACAGTTTGGTGTGCTGGTCGATCACCGACTGGGCATCCATGCCCTCGGTCGTGTTCGAACCGCCCAGCGCGACCTGCAGGTTGCCCAGGGCGCCGCGGGCGATGCCCAGCAGCGCTTCGTTCTGGGTCTTCATCGGCGCTTGCGCGGCGGTCAGGTTCTGCACTTCGGCGGTCTTGGCGACGAGCTTTTCGTTCACCTCAGCCAGCTGGGAGGTAAGCAGCTCGACCTGGGCGGCCAGCTTGGTCGCGTCGGTGACAGCACCGATGCCCTCCTTGCCGGCCGGCGGGGCAGCTGCACCACCGCCCTCGTTGACACCAGGCTTCTCGCCGCCCGGCTCATCGTCGCCGCCCTTGTTGGCATTGCGGATCGAGTCCAGCAGGGCTTTCGCCTCGAGGGTTTCTTCCGCGTTCAGGCCCAGCTGCTCGATCGGCACGCCGGCGACGAGCTGGGCAACTTGTTCGTGAGAAAGTTTCATATTGGCACCTTTCGATTGCGTGGGAGTATTGCCCGAGTATTTCTGGCTGTCAAGCAATTTTAATGCCTGCTCGAAACTACCCACTTCGTCGACCAGTTTTGCGGCCTTGGCGCGCTTGCCAAGGAAGGTCGAGCCGTCGGTGGCGGCAAGCAGTTCATCAGTGGACATGCCCGGACGGCCCTTCTGGACCTGGGCGCGGAAGATGTTGTGCACGTCGGCCATCTTCTTGAGCTCGGCGTTCTTGACCTCGTCGGTCAGCGGCTCGTACGGGTTCAGGCGCGCCTTGTTCTCGCCGGCGCGCAGCACGGTTTTCTTGACGCCGGCCTCTTCCAGGGCCTTGGTCAGGTCGGTGTGGATCGCGACCACGCCGATCGAGCCGACCGACGCGGTCGGGCCGGCCATGATGTCGCCCTTGAAGGAGGTGCCCAGCCAGTAGCCGCCGGACGCCATCTGGGAACCGGTGTAGACCAGGGTCGGCTTGTTTTCAGACAGGACGCCCAGGCCGCCGCCGGCATCGAAAATGCCGTCGACCATGCCGCCAGGCGACTCGATCTGGACCAGCACCTTCTTGACGTCCGGGTCGCTGTAGATCTGCTTGGCGGCATTGACGATGTCGTCGTAGCCGACCACGCCATAGAAGCGCCAGAAGCCGGCTGCGCCGTTGATCAGGCTGCCGGAGATCTTGAGCACGCCGATGTTGCCGCGCTTTTCGATCATGGCCGGCAGGCCGTTGGAGCCGTCATAGTTTTCCGGGCCGGCAAGGTAGGCAGCGATCGCCTTCTCGACCGAAGGCATGGTGGCCTGTTGCAGGCCCAGCCTCTGGATGGCAAGCAGAGCCTCGAAGGAGGCCTCATCGCCAGCCCAGAGGGTGATCTGACCGTCTGCGATAAAGAGTTTCATTTTTTGGACCCCTTGGTGCTGCCCTTGGCGGCCGCGGGCGTGTTCGCGGCACCGGTGGCGCCGGTGGTGGAAGTGTTGTTGCCGTTGTCCTGGATCTGTGGTGCCGGCACAACAGGGAACATGGTGCCGGTGAGCGGCTTGTAACCTGGCGGCGGCAGCTGGCCGGTCAGCTTCAGGCAGGCCTCCTCGTCCGAAATCAGGCCGAACGAGAGCTGGGTCAGGATGCGCGACTGCTTCATCGACTTGTAGGCCTCAAGCTCGCTCTGCGGGCGCAGGTCGATGTCGTCGAATTCGAACTCGACGGTCACGTCCAGGCCGAACAGGCGCACCGCCAGGGTCATGGCCTTGGAGAGCAGCTCGTTGAGCTTGCGCCGGATCATGCCGTTCACGTGCAGCATGTACATCAGCGTCTCGGTGTTCGACAGGTTCTGGCTGGTCGCGCCCATGCCCAGCACTGAGGGCGGGGTTTTGAGCGCGGTGGCCAGCTTGCCGCCGTGGATCGTGTTGACCGTGTTGAAGGTGTTGGACGCGTCGGTCCCGTTCACCTCGAGGATCTCGACGGTGAAGAAGTCGAAGTGGGCGATCGCCTCTTCCACGCCCAGGTTGTTGATGGCCGATTCGGCGATGCCAAACAGCTCGTCGTAGTAGGCGCCCAGCTTGTCCGGGTCGGCCAGCACGTCCGGCGGCGTCTTCTTCTTGATGATCTCCTCGTTGAGGATGATCTCGTAGCGCGGGTAGGCATGGCGGGCGCAGATGCGGCGCAGGTCGGTCAGGAAGGTCTGCGCGGCCAGCACCGGCTGCATGGCCGGCTCCATCGGGCTTTGCGGGTAGGCGTCGTACAGGCTCGGGTCGACCGAGACCCAGAACACGGTTGGCAGGTCAAGGTCGATGTAGTCGCCGCCCACCTTCTGCGAGGGTTTCAGGCCCTTGTCGTCGTCCTCGAACTGGATGGTCGAGACGGCGATCGGCTGGAACGACAGCGGCAAGCGCGTCTTGTCCAGCACCAGTTCGACCATCATGGCGCCTTCCTGGGTCATGCTCTTGCCCAGCGCTTCGCACACGCTTTGCAGGCTGCCGACCTTGGAAAAGCCGTCCACGTAGTCCGGCATCGTGTTCATCTGGCGCAGGATCTGCATGGCCAGCTTGGTGCCGTCCAGGTTGAAGCTGCCGTCCGGGTTGCGCGCGATGCAGGTGTACTTTTCCGGGATGCCGACGCGGTTGTTGGACGAGACTGTAAGCGCCATCTCGGGCGAGAAGCGCGAGAAGTTGCGCACGTTCTCGACCGTGCTCGCCCCGCTGCGGTAATTCGCAACCAAGTCGACGTTGGTGACGTCGAAGGCGCTCTTGGGCAGGAAACCGGTGGACGGCTTGATCGAGCGGCGGTAGCCCGGGTAGGCGGCGCCGCCGCCCTTGGGCGCCTTGATCGGCGGCTGGGGCGGCAGCATGCTGCCGGCGCCCTGCTTGGGCGCGGCACCACCGGCGGCCTTGGAGGCCACGGCTGCAAGCATGCGGGTCAGAATGTTCGCCATGGGCGCGATTCTGGCACGCAACTTGCTTTTCGACAAGCGATTTGTTTATCTGCGGTAATACGCGCCGCGCTGCTTTTGGCCGTACATGTTGGTCTCTTCGCGCGTGGCGGCGCGGATCTTGCCGAAGAGTGTGACCGCGCTGGTGGGCACGACATCGCGTGCGGCCGCGTTCTGCAGGCGGCAGGCCACGTTCAGGTACCCGATCGAGTGCATGTAGTGGTCCTGGCCGTCGGTCGGCTTGTGCCAGGTGTAGACCACCTCGCCATGGTTGTCCAGTTCCTTCTTGCGCTTCATGGCCAGGCAGTGGCCTTCGAAGATCGCGGCGTCGTTCTCGTCGCCGACCGCCCAGACCAGCTCGCGGCGCTTGAACAAGCCCATGACGGTGTCGAAGTTCTGGTTGCGGTGGATCTTGACCTGGGTGATCGGCAGCTTGCCCTTGTCCTCGTCTTCTTCGGCCTTGGCGATGGCGAATGCCTCCATCTTCTTGCTGTTGTGGTAGATGGCGCCGTACAGGTTGGCATCGACCTTTTGCAGCTCGTAGACGATATCGGTGTACGGGTAGCCGTCCATCACGGTCACCAGCACACGGTACTTGGCGCGCAGCTCGTGGTAGCGCTGCTTGAAGTTGGTCAGCGGTACGCGCTCGCGGTGCACGACCAGCATCTGCCCTTCCAGGGTCAGGCGGCCGATGGTGACGTGGCAGGTGATGCCCATGTCGATGCCCATCGAGTGCAAGCTGGCCGTCTCCAGCGTGCCACCGGTGTACTTGCAGGCGGTGATGTCGTCGCGGGTGAGTTCTTCGCCCGCCTCGCTGTTGGTCTCGCCCAGGGTCTGGTTGCAGAACTCATGCCAGAGGAACTTGGTCGACTCGAGCACGATCTGCGGCACCGGCACCACGTTGGGCACGGAGAAAGGCGTGACGTAGTAGCCGATCGCTTCAAGCATGTCGCCCGGGTTCTCGATCACCCATTCGCGGTACTCGGGGGCCAGGCTCGGGGTCTCGCCGCACTTTGGGCATACCAGGTGCGCATCGCGCCAGTTCAGGCGCTGGATGTTGTCGCGCGTGATGTCGCGCAGCTCGCCGGTATAGCCCGGGATGACGACGTCGGTGTGGTAGCTCGGCAGGAACCAGTGGTTGCAGTGGTAGCACTTGCACATGTGGCGCTTGCGCAAGCTGGAGGCCATCTCCAGCGCGATGCCCACGCCGTCGATGGTGGGGGTGCCGAACTTGCGCGTGAGCTTCCAGCTGGAGTGCTTGATGCGCGACTGGTACTGCTGGATCGTGTGCGGGTCCGAGCGGTCGATCTCGTCGTGCACCAGCAGGTCGGCCGGTACCGACAGCGCCGCGGTCTCGCCGCTGGTGCCGCGCGCGTAAAACAGGCTGGTGCCGATCTCCTTGATCTCGGTGTTGTCCAGGTCCGGGTTGACCGCGGACGCAAGGTCCGGGCTGTCGTTGATGATCGGGTTGATGCGGGTCTTGACGAACTTGGTGGCGTCGCCGCTGTACGGCATGGTGAGGATGGCCGAGAAGTACGGAATAATCCGGCACAGGCCCACCACATAGCGCGCCATGGCTTCGGACATGCCGACCTGGGCGCACTTCTGCACGTTCACCACGCGGCTGGTGTCGGACAGGATGGTTTCCTGGAACTCGTGGTCCTTGAAGCTGTAGCGGTCACCGGCAAGGTAGGTCTTGTCCGTGATGTAGCGCACCACGTCCTGCAGGTCGTAGGTCTCGAACAGGGCCGCGTGCAGGCGGTCGACGTGTTCGGTGATGCCGGAGGCATAGTCACGCGGCATTGCTGTCCTTCGGCAGGTCAAGGGCGGTGCGCACCTGCCCGCGCGCTTCAGGCCCGAGCTGCTCCTTGTACAGGTCGAAGAAGGCGATCTTGGCCTCGCTCGTGAGCAGGCGCGCCGCCTTCAGGAACGCCGCTTCGTAGGCCTTCAGGCGCTGCATGCCCCAGACCATGTCTTGCTGTTTGATGATGTCGGACAGCTGGTTGCGCACGGCCGAGAAGATCTGGGCCTTCTGGTTGGCAGGCGTGTCGCGGTCGCCCTGTACTTCCGACAGCAGGGATTTGCCCTGGGTGTACTGCAGGGCCAGCTCCTTGGCCAGGTCCAGTTCGCCCAGGTCAAGCACGAGGCGCGCATCGACTGCGTGGCGCAGCTCGACGAGCTCGGCGTCGGACAGCCCGTCGAGCTGGCTGAGCAGGGCATCGACGCCGGTCTTGGGCGCGCTGGCACCGAGCGAGTGGTCTTTGAGCATTACTTGCCCT